GCATTTAATAGCTCAAACTTTCAACAAGAAATTTTTGAATTATATCACGATTTAATTACTTTTGGAACTTCCTGTATGTATATACAAGAGGATGACAGAGAAGTATTAAAATTTTCTACAAGACATGTTAAAGAAATTTATATTGCTGAAGATGATAAAGGTAGAATAGATACTGTTTATAGAAAATTTAATTTATCAGCTAGAGCTGTAGTTCAAGCATTTTCTTTTGATAATAAAATATCACCAGATGTTTTAACACTTTCACAAAAAGATCCTTATCAAGATGTAGAATTATTACACGCAGTTTATCCAAGAGCAGACTTTAATCCTAATTTAAAAGATCAAGAAAACATGCCATTTGAATCTGTTTATATTGAAATGAAAACTGGTAACGAATTATCTGTATCTGGATTTCAAGAATTTCCTTTTGTAGTTCCAAGATATTTAAAAGCATCACATGAAATTTATGGTAGATCACCTGCAATGACAGCACTACCAGATGTAAAGATGCTAAATGAAATGTCAAAAACTACAATCAAAGCTGCACAGAAACAAGTAGATCCACCTCTATTAGTTCCTGATGATGGTTTTCTACTTCCAGTCAGAACTGTACCAGGTGGATTAAATTTTTATAGATCCGGTACAAGAGATAGAATTGAACCTTTAAACATTGGAGCAAATAATCCATTAGGTTTAAATATGGAACAGCAAAGAAGAGACTCCATTAGAGAAGTATTTTATGTAAACCAATTACAATTACAACAAGGTCCACAAATGACAGCGACAGAAGTGATCCAAAGAAATGAAGAGAAGATGAGATTACTAGGACCGGTATTAGGTAGACTACAATCAGAATTATTAAAACCACTTATTGATAGAACTTTTAGTATTTTATTAAGAAGAGAACAATTTGTTCCTGCTCCTGAATTTTTATCAGATCAAGATATAGAAATAGAATATGTTTCACCTCTTGCTAAAGCACAAAAATCTTCAGAACTTTCATCAATAACTAGAGCAATAGAAATATTAGGTAGTCTTGCAAATGTTGCTCCTGTATTTGATTATATTAATTTTGATGCGTTAGTTAAACACGTTGCAAGTATTGTTGGTGTTCCGCAAAAAATATTAAAGACACAAACACAAGTTAATGCTGAAAGAGAAGAACAAGCAGCACAAGCTGAACAACAACAACAAATGGCTCAGATGCAACAAGTTGCTCAAGCCGGAGGAGATATAGCACCACTAGCGAAAGCATTGCCAGAAGAAGCAAAAGCAATAGCAAACGCAGAAGCTGGATAATATGGAATCAAAACAACTAGAAAAACATATACAAAATTTAAAAAACAATTATAAAATTATATTTAATTCAGGTGAGGGTAAAGTAATCTTAGCTGATCTTGAAAAAAGATGTCATTATCATTCTACCACTAATATAAAAGGTGATAGCCATGAGAGTGCATATATGGAAGGACAACGCAGCGTTCTTCTATTTATTAAATCAATGCTGCAAAATGAAAATGAAAAAGGTAAATAAAAATGTCAAGCGAACAGATAACACAGGAAACTGTGCCTGTAGAAAAAACGACTACAGCACAGACAGAAGAAACGCCTACAGCAGTTGCTAATGTAAATGCTACAAGAGGAGCAGATACACCCACACAATCAACTTGGAAAGATTCAATAAGTGAGGAGTTTAGAAAAGACCCTAACATTGAAAAATTTACAGAAATAGATGCGTTAGCAAAAAGTTATATTAACGCAACTAAAATGATTGGTCAGGATAAAATAGCAATACCAACAAATAATTCAACTCAAGAAGCGTGGGATGAAGCATATAATAAATTGGGTAGACCAGAGTCTGCTGAAAAATATTCTTTAGAACTTAATTCAAAAATTGTAGCAATGGATGAAAATCAAATTAAATCCTTTGCCGAGCAATCTCATAAATTAGGCTTAAATAATAAACAGGCTCAAGGAATATTAGAGTTTTATAAAAATAATATGGAAGGCTCTGCACAACAATCAAAAATAGATATTGAAACTTCACAAGCTCAAGCAGAACAACATTTAAGACAAGAATGGGGTAGAGATTATGATGCTAAAGTAAAACAAGCTGGTGCAGTAGCAAAAGCTAATATGCCGGGAGTTTTAGAATTATTATTACAAGATGGAACTAGACTTGGCGATAATTCAGAAATTATAAAAGGTTTCTCAAAGATAGCTTCTATGTTTTCTGAAGATAAAATGGTTACAACTGAAAGCGAAAATGTTGATAGCGTTAAAAATATTGAGCAGGAAATCTCACAAATGATGAATGATAAAGCTCATCCTTATCATATTAAGGGACACCCTGAACATGATAAGTCTATACAACAGATGCTTACATTAAGAGAAATGTTAAATAGCAATACTAAATAATAATAATTTTAATCCCTTGTATTATTATTAAAAATATTATAAGGGATTAATTATAAGAAAATTCGCAAGAACCTTATTGACAAGTAGCAAAAGACTCTAGTCTAAAAGACTTTAAACCTAAGAGATGCCTACCTATTGGTGGAGAACCTTTCTGATTTAATCAATAATAATATGGAGAGACAATTATGTCATCACAAGTAACAACAGCTTTTGTACAGCAGTATTCTGCTAATGTACAAATGTTGTCCCAACAAATGGGATCGTTATTAAGAGACAAAGTCAGAGTAGAAAGTATTACAGGAAAAAATGCTTTCCTAGATCAAGTTGGCTCAGTAACTGCAGTTGAAAAAACTAGCAGACATTCAGACACTCCACAGATAGACACACCTCATGCGAGGCGTAGAATATCTTTGGCTGATTATGAATTTGCTGATTTAATAGATCAATCTGATAAAGTTAGACTTTTAATAGATCCGACTTCATCTTATGCTCAAGCTGCTGCTATGGCAATGGGAAGAGCAATAGATGATGTGATCATAACTGCTGCACTAGGTACTGCATATACTGGTGAGACAGGATCAACTAGCACAGCCAATGCGAATCAAATCGTACACGCTTCTGCTGGTTTAAATATTGCTAAATTAAGAACTGCAAAACAGACTCTTGATTTAAGTGATGTAGATCCTTCTATACCAAGACATATCATAGTATCTCCAAAGCAGATAAGTGATCTTTTAAACATAACTGAGGTAACGAGTTCTGATTTTAACACAGTCAAAGCATTGGCTAATGGTGAAATCAATACATACCTTGGTTTTAACTTCATTGTATCCAACAGACTTTCATTATCTGGCACAACTAGATCATGTATAGCCTTCGCACAAGATGGATTAGCTTTAGGTATTGGCAAAGATGTCAATGCTAGAATAGACGAAAGAGCTGACAAATCTTATGCCACTCAAGTGTACTACTGCATGAGCATCGGTGCTACTAGAATGGAAGAAGACAAAGTCGTTGAAGTACAATGTACCGAATCGTAATAGGAGGAATATATGGGAACTAAAAACTCAGACTTAGTAGCAAACTTAGAAGCTACACCTCAAGTTAAAAGTAGTGCCAATCTTCTACATGGATCAGTTCGTGTAGCACAAGGAACTATTGAACTTGCGGCAGGGGATAGTAACGATGACGATGTTGTTATGTTAGCACCGATTCCAAGTAATGCGACTGTAACCGAAATACATATTGGTTCAGACACATTCGGTGGATCATGCACATTCAATGTCGGAATTTATACTTCCGCTGGTGTGGTCAAAGACGAAGATTGTTATGCAACTGCAGTAGCTGATGCTGCTGGAATGACTGATGTCAGACACGAAGTTGCGGCAATAGATACTGTCGGAGCTAAGATACACACAACTGCTGGAGACACTACAGATCCGGGTGGTTACTACTACATTGCAGCTACAATGGCTGCTGAAGGTGGTACTGCTGGAACAATGTCATTCAGAATAGAATATGTTGTAGACTAGAAAATAGAATTAAATAGGCGGGAAGCGGGAGACTTAATCTCGCCTATTTAGCATGAAACAGATTAAAGATTTAAAACCTGTACTACATTTTAAAAAAGATAATTATGTGTACAGATATGTTCTTGTAGATAGGTTTCAGCATGGTCCTAAATATCATTATGGATTTGATGCTAAAGAAGAAAGAACAGTAGAAGAGATATTTGCTTTAGAAAGATATAGACAAATAAGGCGTAAGTATATTATAAGGAAGTAATATGGCATCAACAGTAGATATTTGTAATGGAGCATTAAATCAACTAGGAGCAACAGCAATCCTATCCTTAACAGAAGATTCAAAAAACGCTAGACTTTGTAATTCAAGATATACTCAAGTTAGAGATGCCTTGTTTAGAACACATCCTTGGAATTGTTTACAAACAAGATTAGAATTAGCTGCATCAACCACTACTCCAGCATGGGGTTTCACTTATGCTTATACCTTACCAGCAGATTGTTTAAGATTACTTAGAGTATTAGATTACGATTCAAATTATAAGGTGGAAGGTAGAAAAATATTAAGTAACGCATCTACTATGAAAATATTATATATTTCAAGAGTTACTGATCCCAACGAATATGATGAATTATTAAGAGAAACATTATCTGCTGCTTTAGGTGCAGACATTGCTTATGCAGTAACATCTAACAATACAACATCACAAAATATGATTTTATCATATCAAGAAAAATTAAAAGATGCTAGATTTGTAGATTCAACTGAAGGTCAGAATGTAGATCACGATTTAGGAATGGCAGATGTTATAGACGCAGGTTCATTTATTAACTCAAGGTTTTAATACATGGCTAGAGTAGCTGCACAGCTTACAAATTTTACCGCAGGTGAATTATCACCTAGATTAGATGGAAGAAATGATTTATCAAAATATGCCGCAGGGTGTTCAAATTTAGAAAATTTAGTTATCTATCCTCATGGAGCTGCGGCTCGTAGACCAGGTACAACTCATGTAGCTGAGGTTGCTGATAGTTCAAAAAAAACAAGATTAATACCTTTTGAATTTTCAACAACACAAACTTACATTCTTGAATTTTCAAATTTAAAAATAAGATTTTATAAAGACAATGGTGCAATATTAGAAGGTGATAAAACTATTACAGGAATTACTCAAGCCAATCCTGCAGTAGTTACATCTAATTCACATGGTTATTCTAATGGTGATGAAATAAGAATTACCGCAGTTGTAGGAATGACACAGGTAAATAATAAAAGATTTTTAGTTGCAGGTGTAACTACCAATACTTTTCAATTAACAGATAAAGATGGAGACAATATAAACAGTTCAGGATATACTGCTTATAGTTCAGCGGGAACTGCTAATAGAGTTTATACAGTTACCACTCCCTATTTAGAAGCAGAATTATTTGATATAAAATTTGCTCAATCTGCTGACGTTATGTATCTTTGCCATCCATCCCATGAAACAAATAAATTATCAAGAACCGGACATACCTCATGGACATTGGCGGAAGTTGATTTTACCAATGGACCATTTATAGATGTTAATACAACAACAACAACTTTAACACCAGCTTCCGCAGCAGTTGGAACTGGAGTAAATATTACAGCCTCTGCTACAACTGGAATTAATGATGACCAAGGATGGTTGGCTACAGATGTTGGTAGACAAATTCATTTTAATGCTGGTTATGCAGTAATAACATCTAGGACAAATTCAACTGTTGTAGTTGCAACTATTACAACCGCCTTTACAAATACAAATGCTATTTCAGCTTGGTACTTAGGAGCATTTTCTGATACCACAGGTCATCCTTCTTGCGTAACCTTTTTTGAACAAAGATTAGTTTTTGCCGCAACATTAAGTAATCCACAAACAGTTTATTTTTCAAAGTCTGGTGATTATGAAAATATGGATGCTAATATTGGTGGTACTGTAGCTGATGATGATGCAATTATTTATACAATCGCATCTAATCAA